AGGAAAAAAGATTTAATTTTCTTCGATTTTTCATAAAGAGAATACGAGAGTCTTTTAAATTCTGTCTGTTCTAAAAATTCACTCAAAGAATTAAGTACCAGTAAGAAGTAGATACATATTCCAAAGACAGCTCCGCTACAAAAGTCGAGAAACCTAAGTGACTTCTCTTTAGCATTAATTTTGGAAAAGGGTTTGAGGTGTTTCATGACGGAAGTCTCTATCGAGAGTGTCGTGGTTTTCGTTTAGTAAATTTGTCGTAGTCTGCTGTTATTTTTTGTTGTCTTTTCTTTGCTGCTGCTTTCATTCGCTTCTTTTTAGCAGTGGGTTTCTCGTAGAATTGTAGTTCTACTTGTCTTTCTTTTCGACCATCGCGGTCAAGTCTTCTTCTTAGTATCCTTATAGCTTTTTCTATAGGGACTGTTTTGCAATCAATTCTCATTTAATCCTTGGGCTCGTGTGAGGCGATACAGGTCATTGGCAATATTACATTGATTATCTACAGTAGCTTTTATAAACTTTGATACCCATGCCATATCGTAAACGAAATCTGCATTGAGTGTATCAAGTCCTTGTTTGTTAGCTTCTTTAACCAGTGCAGAAATGAGCTTCTCGCTCAAGTCGTCAGCTTTTTTCATTCGTGGGAATTCTATAATGTTATCCATCTTTTCTCCTGTGAAACGCCCATCCTCTTTTACGAAGATAGTTTACTTGTGATGTTATGCCAGAGGTTGTTCTCATGAGTCTACTGGATAACTCGGTTAGGGGCATGGTGTTGTATAAGCTTTTAAGGACTTCTCTTTCTTTGTATGTCCAAGTACCTTTCTTATATAACTTCATACTGTTATTATATCAAATTCAAAACCATGTGTCAAGAACTATTTTTGAGAATCCATAAAAAAGAACTTGACTTATGCTTATACTTTAGATATAATATATGTTATGGAGAAAAATTATGGACATTGATATAGCATACCTAATCGTATTGGTGGCAAGTGTACACTTGGCATATATGTGGGGTAAAAAGGAAGGGATAAGTAGCACGCTTGACTATATGAAGGAGCAGGGTAAGATAGACTTCGAGGACTAACTAAAAAATAGTTGTTGACTTTTGGTTGACTTTTTAGTATAATACATATAAGTGTAAGAAAAGGTTCTTGCACATTAGCGTCCACACCGCAAGGGTGGGCATAGTTTTACTGTAAAGGAAATTAGGAGAAATAATATGACGATTGATATATCGAAATTTTGGTTAGGTATGAATAATGATATGTTGTTACACAACACGGAAACATCTTACCCAAGATATAATATAGTCGAAAATGTGGCAAATGGAACATTCCGTTTGGAAGTTGCACTGCCAGGTTGGTCGAAAAACGAAATAGAGTTGGTTCATGAAGATAATGAACTGCTCTTGAAGGGGAAAAAAGAACGAAAACTCGGTGAGGATGAAAGATTCTCTCACCAAGGTCTAAGTCTCAAATCTTTCGAACGGAAGTTCAGATTGAACGCCGATTTGAAAGTTGACTCTGTTCTGTTAGCAGACGGACTATTGACAATCGCTTTGTCTAAGACTCCAAATTCCAATCGTAAAGTATTGGAGATTAATAGTGAGAAAAGCACTTAATTTTGTTAGACAAAGTATGTTAAAGTATGACGACTTCGAGGAATCATTTACAATGTTTTCCTTGATAATGCTGTTCGGGATAGCCGTAGTGGCTAGCACTGGACAATTGTTTTAGCATACTGTCAAAAGACCTAAGTCGTGGCGTACCTTAATCGGTACGCTCCGCAATGAGTACAAATATGATAGAAATTACAGACGAAGCCTTAGCCAAATTAAAAGAAAGAATTGCTGATAAGCAAGTCTGGGGGATAAGATTATCCCTAAAACCCAATGGATGCAATGGATATTCGTATGACCTGAGTTATTTGGAAGAACCAAATGTTTCAGGTGATGCGGTTTTTTATGAAATCGTTGCGGTTGACCCCATGACATTCAGTTATGTGGATTCACTTACAATAGAATGGAAAGAAGAAGGCTTAAGCCAATGGTTTGAGATTCGAAGTCCAAATGAAGTAGCCAGATGTGGCTGTGGAGAAAGTTTTACATTATGAAGATATCACAAGAGGGTTTAGCCCTTATTAAAAAGTTCGAAGGTTGTGAACTAGAAGCGTACAAATGTGCTGCTGGAGTTCTTACAATCGGATATGGACACACCAAAGGCGTAACAGAGAGTATGAAAATTACACAAAGCGAAGCCGAATCAATGTTAGTAGAGGAGTTAGTAGAGTATGAAAAAGCAGTACTAGACGCCGTTACTATATCAATAGACCAGTGCATGTTTGATGCACTAGTATCATGGACTTACAACCTCGGTCCAACCAATTTACGAAGTTCAACTATGTTAACAGTCTTAAATAAAGGCGAGTACGATGACGTGCCTGCTCAAATTAAGCGTTGGAACAAAGCCAACGGAAAAGTGTTAGATGGATTGATTCGTAGAAGGGAAGCAGAAGCGTTACTATTTGAAGCTAAAGACTGGTCTCATGCCTAAGATAACACTTAGCGGAGAGAAACTAGCAATGGCTATGGCTCACGCGACTGAAAGAGGAATGACTTTCGAGGAATATGTACAAGAATATGTACAATTAGTCCAAGAACAAATGAAAAAAGAAGAAATACAGGAGAAATAATGGATATATTATTATTAATGCTGTTGATTTGGGGATATAACGAACAACCCAAAGATGCAAAAGAAGAAGTACCAGCAATAGTACCAGTACAAGAAGTAGCAGTAGATATAACAACAGTTACAGCGACGGCTGAAGTGTTAGCAGAAGTGTTAGCCCCTTTAGTAACAAGTACAAATACTAATACTACTTCGGCTACAGAAACTACTAGTACAAATACTAGCACAGGAACGAATACAGGAACAACTTCAGGAACTACGACTGCTACTACAGTAGCTGATATAATTGCTGAGTTAGAAACTACGACTGCGACTACTACAGTCACAGCTACAACTACTAGTACAAATACTAATAGTTCTTCCTCGACATCAACATCAACAAGTACATGATTAATCAAAGATTAGTGTTGCTTTTATTAGCAACGCTAACCTTTTCGACTAGTCTACATTACCATAATCATAAAGATTACCATGAACAATACCTAGAAACTCAACGAATAGAATTACTTAACTGGCAAAGACTGCAACAGTTAGAAGCACGGATAAAATCCGAAGGAAAGAAAACAGATGAAAAAATTTTTAAAAACAACGAAGAAATTATGGATTGCTTTCAAAGCTCTGTTTATTACGCTTCACAGACTAGATGTGAGTTACAATCAAGTGTGGGGCGACTCAGATGACCAAAAGTTTATAGTAAGAAAGTTCATTAAAAAAACAGACAAACACTTAAAGTTCAGAACTGAGAGTGGCGAAATAGTAGAAATACAAGGCGCAGAAGGTCTTAACTACAAAATAGAGGAAATGTAATGGAATTATTCATAGCATTATGCCTAGTATCGGCATTGTTAGTATTAATAGCTACAGGTACGGAAGGCACAAAAGGAATTACAAACGAATACGAAAGTGAAGCAGGTATAAAAAGAACTGCTAAGAAATTAAGAGAGGAACATATAGTATGAATCAAATGTTATTAGCTTTTTGTTTAGTATTAGGTGGGACTAGCTATTGGCTGTACACAGAAAACGAAACACTTAAAGCAAACAATTTAAAATTAGAGGGCGCAGTAGCTACTCAAGAGGAGGCTATCGCTACAATGCAAGCTGACTTTAGTTTACAGACACAGCAACTTCAAAGCATGACACTAAACAGTCAGGCTATACAAAGAGAGTTAGTGAGGTATAGTAGCTTCATTAAAGAATATAAATTAACAGCAAAAATACTGGAAGACGCAGTAGAAATGGAAAGGAAAATAAATAATGGAACAAAACATGCATTCGAATCAATTGAAAAACTTAGTGCTACCGTTGACGATCTTGATGATGGTCTCCAGTTGCAGCCTACTGGGAACTAAACAACTAGAAATAACAGCAAAACCAATGGAAAGAACTATTGTTCAACCCATTATGCCTCGTGAGATTGACTTAACTAGTCCTCAATGGATAGTTGTAAACCCAGATAATTGGGAGTACCAATTAGAAAGAATTAAAGAACAAGAAGGAGAGTTAGTATTCTTAGCAATGACAGTGCCAGATTACGAACTTATGTCAATGAACATGAAAGAATTAGAAAGATATATTACTGAGTTAAAAGATGTAGTAGTATATTATAGGGAAGTTACAATTAGCACATTTAATTAAGTGTTAGATAGGTTTTTAAACTGGATAACTCTTATCAAAGAATATAGGATAATGATGAAGGCTTCTAAATTCTTTGATAAGAACCCTGTTGTTCAAGGCAGATTTGAAGACCTTGAAGAATGGTGTATTGAACTCGAAGAAGAAATTCGAGAGTTAAAAAAGAAAATCTCTAATAAATAGGGGTAGCCTCGTAAGAGGGTCAGGAGATAAGGATGTTAGAATTCTTACAGTGGATTATAGGATGGATTCAAGTTATACCATGGTTAGTCATGTTTGCTTCAATCATAGCAGCGTGTACGGACACACCAGCAGATGACAAAATAGTAGGGAAAGTATATAAAATTCTTGACTGGTTTGCAATCAATGTAGGTAAAGCCAAGCAGGATGCGAAGGAGAGCTAGATGGCAGACGAAAGATTTTCAGGCGATATGAGTAGAAATGAGGTTGAAATAGACCTTGCTAAATTCATGGAACTTGTTACCGAAAACTCTAATCTTAAAGCTAAAATCGTAGAGATGGAAGCCGACAAAGAGCCAGATAACCCTTGGCAGCGTTGGATTTTCTTATCCAACATGGTTGACTCTTGGAGAATCTTTCCAAGAGCTTTTCTTAGTGTTTATATATTTTTACTATACTATTGTACAATGTGGTTTATGGATTTACCAGATCCCACAATGGAACAGTCAGGTCTTATTTCAATAGTTGTAGGAGCAGGTGCGGCATGGTTCGGACTATACGCAGGTACAGCTAAGGATAAAATTAATGGTGGTGGAAAATAGTTCTTGACAACATCTCATAACTTTAGTATAATATAAGTTATGAAAAAGTTTAAAGACATTAAAAAAATCAAGCCAACAAAGAAAGTAGAAAAAGTATGTAACTTCTGTAAGACTACAGAAAATGCAGACGGTCTTTGTGGCGTATATAAGTGCTGGAAGTAAAGTAATGAACTTATTTTACTTAGACGAGGATCTCGATAAGGCAGCAGAGTATCATGTTGACAAGCATATTGTTAAGATGCCACTTGAAGCTGCCCAGATTCTTTGCACAACAATTTGGATAGACGAATATCTAGGGTATGTTCCTCGTGCATTAGATGCAGACGAGCGTGAAGTTCTCAACAAGGTTAAAGCCGAAATTAAGCATTTGCCACTTGAGGAACGTCCCTACCCCTACCTCCCAATGATGTACAATCATCCTTGCACTATCTGGGCAAGAGAGTCATTGGACAACCATGAGTGGGTTCATTGTTATGCTAACGCATTGAATGATGAGTACCACTATCGTTATGGCAAGTTCCATAAATCTATAGAGCAAGTAGTAAATAAACTACCAGACCCAGTACATTTAGAGAGAGTAGGCTTTACTAAGTTCGGCTTGGCTATGCCAGAAGATCTTAGAGACTATGATAATCCGATACAAAGCTATCGTGATTATTACCATTTAGACAAAGCAACCTTCGCTAGCTGGAAATACAGAGACAAGCCACCTTGGTGGAACGAAGATTATGCTGATTACGAAAAGAGGATAACTAGAACATGAATTATAAATTTAATGAAGATGTGATAATAGCTCATCTACAAAACTATATAGATGCTACTTATGACCAGCACTATAGCATGGGTAGAATACAATCTACAGAGTTCATATTTGATGCAGACCAAGGCGAAGGCTTTTGTATAGGCAACATAATCAAATATGCACAGCGCTTCGGGAAGAAAGATGGTAGAAATGATAAAGACTTATATAAAGTTCTTCATTATGCAATCATACTTCTAGGAAGTATACAAGAAGAAAGAGAAAGAGCTTTCATTGACGACGAAGCACAAGGAAGTAGAAAATGGCAGGCATAAGAAAGAAAAAAGAAGAACAACTATCAGAAACAAACATTAATAAAGTAATAGATCTGCTAAGTGCAGATAAACCTATTACTAAGAAAGAAGCGTGTGGAATACTAAACATAGCATACAACACAACACGCTTGAGTAAAATTATTGCAGATCACAACGAAACAATACAGTTTCGAGCAATACGAAAGGCACAAAATAAAGGTAAGGGCGTAACAGAAGCAGAGAAAAAGTCAATAGTAAAGTATTACTTAGATGGCGATAACGTATCTGACATTGCTAAACAGCTATATCGTTCCCCAGCTTTTATTAAGTCTGTGATTGAAAGAATGGGTATCCCACAAAAACTGCCAGATACTGACTACGAAGGAATCAGAAATGCATTACTTCCAGACCAGTGTATATCTGAGGAGTTTAGAACAGGAGAAAGAGTATGGTCTGTAAGAGGTAATTGCCCAGCAATTATTCAAAAAGAGTGTATAACTCACGAAACAAATTACGAAGACAAGTATGGAAGTAAAGGCTACCATATTATTGAAATAGACATGGCAGAGTGTGAATCGCCCTACTTCGGTTTAGTTAGAAACGCAGGAAGAAATTCTTTCCGTCTAGCATATGACTTAGGAAGTTTAAGGCACTTAGGAGAATACATTTGAGTATATGGGAAGGCATATTAATATTTTGGATAGTAGGCGTATGCTTAGCTATGTGGAAAATATGGCGACCCTCGTACAAAATAATTACTTTAGTAGATAGAAATAATATACTTGTAACAAGACCTATTCTATCAACAATAGTAGTAACAGTAATCTTCACAATATTTTTACCATTCATGGTAATACCTTTATTAATCCCTA